ATTCTACCTCAATTACATCAGGCTCTTTTACAACCTTGGTTAAGTATCTTGGTCCATTCGCATAGATAAATTTTCTAAGTCCTTTCCCATCATTAGCATCCTTCCAACAATCAACTTTATAAGCACAGTAGGAACAGCCAACATCAAGTTTACGATTACCACTAGCACCATCTGCAATATCGTCATAACACTTGCTAGGAACTGTATCACTTGCGACAACATTTTTAAGATGTAAGACCCTATCTTTCGCATTTATCATCTCCATATCGTGGACAGACATTAAACATATACGTCCACTCTGTTTATCAATAGCAAGAAAAGCACCACCTTTTTTACTTTGTGCATCAGCATAAGCTGACAACTGTGCAATGTAACCAAAGGGGTCATCTTTTAAGAGTGAACGATTAGAAAACTTTTTAAATGAATAAGCACTGGCTGATTTACAATCAGTAACAACACCATCAATCTCACAATCTTGGTGTCCCATAACTCCTTCAATCTCTAATTCTTTTTGTTCATTCTTTACTTCATGTCCTGCAGTTTTAGCTAATAATAAAAGTAACTCTTCAAGTATATGACCATAAGTAAATTTTATTTTTGCCCATGCAGGTAACTTTTCTTTTGTTATATCTCGTGACTGATACCACACCTGTCTATCAGGTTTACCAATCTGAGACATTCTTAAATTATTATTCTCAGAACGTGTGTTGAATAATTGTAGTACACCTTCCTTTACTCTTTCAGCAAACAACTCCATATCTTTTTCACTGGGTTGTGTGCCATTAGTAATAGTTTTGTACATGTCTTCAACTAAAGTATCAATATTTTTCATACAAAAAAATAGGGGTGAGTTATTAACTACACCCCCATCTCCTTTTAAGGTTAAGGTTAAGCAGGTACTTCTGCAAACTCTGAAGTTGAAGTTGAAGCACTAGGTGCATCAGGAATTTCTTCAAACTCACTTGCAGTAGTATTACCACCTTCATAGGCAACTAGGTTTACAACCTGAATAGCTTGTAAGTCAGCACTCTTACCACTTCTACCAGTTGGTTTATGAGTCCATTCGTAAGTTTTATATAAAACATTTACTTCTGAACCATTACCAATCAAAGTATTTTGAAGTGGACGTTTCATACCATCCATTACATCAGGTGCTTTGTTTGCACTACCATCTTTTCTTTTAGCTTTTCTTTTGATGGTAACAAAGTCTCCTCTGTCGTCACCTTTGTTTTTAATAGATAGACCATCAGCTTCAGCTTTCTTTTTGTTTTCAGCATCAACTGCTAGGTCTACAGAATAGACACCATCTGCATCAAACGTAGTGTTTGGTGATACAACTGATGCCCAGTAGGCTTTACCATTTAATATTGGCATATGTTTACTCCTTCATTAAGGTTATTATTGTTTCGTATTAACTACGAATATCTCAGTATATAATTATAATCTATAACAATATACTTTGTCAACACTAATTAAAAATAAATTTAAAACTAGTGTGTTTCTGCCCAACTCAGACCAGTCTTATACTCTGCATCTAGTGGACAATTAAGGTTGAGTTGTTCAGTTGTTTCTTTGATTGCCAACTTCACAATCTCTCCCATACTTTGTATGTCATTCTTGTTTACTTCAAACTGATATTCATCATGTATTGAAGCTACAAGTTTAACATCCAAACCTTTTGTGCGTACATGTTTAATCATGTTACGTAACCATACTTTACAAGCAATAGCACCTGCACCTTGTATGATTGTGTTAACTGCTTTATGTGGAGACCTTACATTAAATAGTCTACCATCTAAACCTTTTACTTTACCTGACTGAGCAGCTTCTTCTACTTGACTTCTAAAAGATTTAAGACGTGGTAACTCAGATAAAAATTTATCAATAAGTTTTTTACCAATCGCCATATCTTTTGAGCCAACTATCTGTGCAATCTTTTTTGCACCTGCTCCAAACAGAAAAGCATATATAAAAGTTTTAGCTTGGTCTCTATCTGATAGTCCTGCCATGTTCATATTCTTTGTATGAATATCACCATTCAATATCTCATGTGTATACTCAGGTGTGTTAATATAATGTGCTAACATTCTTAACTCTAGTCCTGAAGCATCAGTACCAAAGATAACATGAGTATCAGGTTTATCAGTTGTCCATACTTCTCTACACTCTTTACCATAAGGTGAATATGTAGCAGGTATCTGAGCCATGTTTGGCGAGTGATGACTCATTCTACCTGATACACAACGCAAAGTAAGGACACGACCATGCACTCTTCCAGTGGTTTGATTAACAACATCAAGCCAAGAAGAGATTTGAGACGTTCTCTTTTTTAATAATAAATATTCAGCTATCAATTTAGCTTCAGCTATATTATCTATCTTTGATAGTACACCCTCATCAACAATAGGTGAACCTTTATCAGTAAACTTATTTGGTTTCCAACCTAACTTCATAAGTCGTTCAGCTATTTGTTTACGAGATGCAAGATTAAATTCTTGATAACTAACTTTAGTAAAAGGCACACCCTTTACATACCCACGAGATTTATTATTTACTTTAGGTATGAACTCTTCCTCAATCTTTAATGGTGGAAAAGTTTTGTGTACTTCTTTTTCTAACTGTTCAGCTTTATCTTCAAGCATTGCATGTAGACCACTAGCTTTCTGTTGGTCTATATAAAAACCATTGTCTTCTTGTTTAGAAACAATGGAACGTATGTCATGCTCAAGTCTCAAAGAATAATCTGAGAATCTTTTACCTTCAAGTTTCAAATGATTATAAACTTTATGTGTCAGTTCAACATCACGTCTACAATAGGTAAGCATCTCTTCACTAAACTCAGAGAAGTTATTGAACTCAAGTTTGTTGAATCCAAATCGTTTACCCCAAGAATCTAATGAGTGTCCATTCTCACGTTCAGGATTGTATAGCTGAGACATAATTAAAGTATCTTCAATCTGTCCAATAGTAATCTTTGTGCCAGTCAATCTATTTAATACTGGTGCATCAAAAGAAATACCATTGTGCATAATAATTTTATCTGCATGTTTATTTATAAATGCAGGAAACTTATCATAACAATCTTTACCAACGAAAGCATAGTTCTCATTTGACTCCATGTTTCTAGCTACAATACAATGTATCTTTGTTGCATCTAGTGAATCTGTCTCTATGTCAACTACTAAATTCATTATAAACTAATATACTCCTTAATTGTTTTAACATCAAATAGTTTTTGTAAACTAATTAAATACATTCGTGAAGCATTATGGTCTCCACCATTTACAGATACCTTTCTCTCTAAAGAGTCCAGTATCTTTTTTAGATTCTCAGTTTTAAATACTAACGTGGCATAAACATCTTCACCCACACATAGATTATGAAACCAATAGTCAGCTTCAGTTGCATTGATACCTGAAGGTTTACCATAACATTCATATTCAATAGCTATGTTACCAGTTCTTTTCCAAACATCACGTTCAGATTTAACTTCAATCTTTTTATCTTGAAGCATATCTTTAATTAAGTCTTCTCTGACTTTGCCATAAGCTAAATCAATATCAAACTTTTTTCTGTCTTTACTCTTGGGTTTCAAACTCATCTGCATTCTCCTTAAAAGGGTTATCTATTTCAGTCATTCTACCATTCTCAGTAGAATAAAGTAAGTAAGAACCTACCCCAGTAGTTCCTGCGTATCTATTTTTAAGCACACGAATAGTTGAAGTATTTTTTGCAATCTCATCATCATCTTGTTGGTTTCTTTCCATACCAATCACTGCATCAGATAACTGTGCGATTGAATGTGAACCACGCAAGTGTGATAATGAAACTTGTTTACCCTCTTCGTGTCCTTTGTCATTGTCAAGTCTTCGTAAGTGACAAGCTAACAACATACCTATCTTAGCTTCGTGACATAAGCTACGAAGTTTAGTCATAAGAATGTCAATAGCTTTTCTTTCATTACCATCATCTCTACCTGATATAATTAAACTTAGATGGTCAACGAATACCCATTTACAATCACAACCTTTAGCCATATAACGAATACGATTGATAACATCATCATCATCCATAGAACCAAAGTGGTCAAACAAAACTAATCTTCTATCACCTTTGAGTTCTTCAGACCACTTCTTTAAATCAGACTTGTCTTGCTTCTTCCACTCTTCAGGTTTGTGAAGTTCTTTGTTTGCATGTATACCTACCAAACCTCTGAATGTTCTTTTCTTTTCTTCTTCTAAAAACAAAAGACCAATCTTATCTTCAGTAGTTTTCCATATATGATATACAAGTTCACGAAGTAAACTTGACTTACCCATACCAGTACCTGATGTGAGTGTAACCAATTCACCAACACGCATACCATATAATTTTTTATTTAAACCTTGAAAAGGATAGGGAACAGAGTCCACTTCTTCCTCAACCCATAAGTCATCAACGACATCATCATATGTCACAATACCTGCAGGTGTATAAGGTTTAGCATCCCACCAAGTACGAGTAAACTGCTCACGTTTACCTGCCTTTAAATATTCGTTAGCATCTTTCAATTCAAGATTAACTATCTTACATTTATTAGGTGGAAATATTTCTGATACTTTATTAGCAGTTTCTCTACCAATACTATCACTATCAAAACATATCACAATATTCTCAAAGCTATTTAAGTATTCAAAGTTTTGTTTACAATCTCTGACTGCTGAAGCTACACCATTCTTAATAGACACAGTAGCATAACGACTACCAGTCATTTGAAAGACTGCCATAGCATCACACTCACCTTCAGTAATTGTAATGTACTTCTGTCCACTTGTAAACAAGTGTTGACCAAACAATTCAGACTCAGCAAAGTTACCTTGAGTTGTAAACACTTTAGGTAATGCTCTAATTTTATTAGCAATATGCTTACCTTGTGCATTATAAAATGGATAGATATGTTTTGTTACCATTCCATTATTGGCTAGTGTCGTTACCCCATACTTACTTGCAGTTTCTTGAGAGATATTTCTATCTTTCAATTCAGTTCTGTCACCTACATATAAATCAGAATAACTATTTACATTATTTGTAATAGGTGTTACTTCCACTCCTTCTCCTTTCTCAAAGTACCCACAGTCAGGTGTAAAACAATGTGCACCATCAGTATATCGTGCAAGATTATTTTTACTACCACATTTAGGACACTGTTCATGTCCAATAAATTTACTTTCCATTTTTAACATTCAACCCCCTAGTGTATTGTTTCTTTATTTTTTCCCATGATTGGTTCAAATATTTCATCACCTTGAGTAGGTGGCTCACCCATACCCAACGCAATAAGTTCTTGAGCAGTATCATTTAATGCATTTTGCATTGTAAGAAAACCATAGTATTCTTTTTCAGCTTTCATTATAGCTGTAATAGATAATGCTCTTGCCATAAGATATACAGTCTCAGGCGAATCATACTTCTCAATTAAATCAAGAACTATAGTATGAAACTTTTTTATAATATCTTCCTTTTGTTCTTTGGTTAAACTATTTTCCACTGTCAACTCCTTCCATCATTTCAACAAAACCATTTATATCTTTCAATGGTACTTTTTTTATATCAGATTTACCACTAGCAGTTAAAACAAAGTCAGCAACTGAAGTTGGAACATCATCATGTTTATTATACATTGTTGTTATCTCCTTCCATAAAACCTTCCATTATTATTTGTCTTGATTTTAAGTCGTTATTATGAATTATATTTATTAGTTTGTCAAGATACCATCTAGCTTTTTTCAAATCTTCTAGTGGCTTTCCCTTGTAATCGTACCTCCACATGTACTTTACAACATTAGCTTTTAAGTAACCAACAAATTCTTTGTCACTCATTGATGCTTGTATCGCATCTATACATTCAATCCCATGTTTATTATAATGTCTAGGATTATTAACATTATCGTATTGTTTTATATGCGTGTCCATATTCTTTGTCCTTTCTTTTTTCACGAAACTCTTTTGGAGTGTCACACTTAACTGCCTTTACTTCATAGGGTGGTTTAACTTGTTTATATATTTTTTCAACATGAGTTTCACAACCATTAAAAACTTCAGGCAAAACTTTTGAATATATTCTATCATTATATTCAATCCAAACTGTAATTAAAAAATAATTAAACATAGTTTATCCAGTAATATATAATAAAATAAATAAGGTTAATAAAAAAAGTGCTATCAATTTATCTCTCATTATCTAATCTCCATTGGCATTGGTACAACACATTGTTTTTCTTGTACTGGTACATACTTAGGGTCAATAGGTACACCTTCAATTAATTTTTGTCTTATCAAATGATGTTCCCAACCAATACATATATAGCCAGTTCTTCTGTGTTTACCTCTATCAATACCTCTAGCTTTAAATTCTTCGTCAGCTATCACACTAGCATTTTTACAGTCAGGTAATTCTCTGACAAAGAGTTCAACATCTCCTACTGGTGAAGAGAAAGTTAAGTATAATGCTACTATTTCTTTTATCATTTATCTAACTCCTTTGTTACACATTTTTGTTTGTAATACACGTTACCCAAGAATGTGAGACTAGGGTTCTGTGGCTCTGGTTTTTTCTTACCAACATACTCCCATACACAAGTCATATTCTTGTTATTGTTTGCACGTTGGTAAAAAAAGTCAATGTTATCAAGGGTATACAGATTAAGTACAATCCCAATGATTAATGTTTCAACTCCCATTAAAATAATCTCCTATGAAATATAATATTAAAAATATAAATACACCCATCATAAATCCAAATAGGATTTGTAATGTAAACCACAATGCTCTGTCAACTTTAGTAGACATATAAAACTTGAGGTAGTGGTGTATAATCTATTCTTCTATCCACATGAATAAAAGTTCTTGCTACTCCTACAGTCCAACCTAAGTCTATTGCTCTCTTAACTAAGTCTTTTCTAAAGACTGAATTAGGTATAGCAATATCAACTGCACAAGTATCTGTGTCCCATTTATCATTACCAATTTTATGGAATGAGTTAGGACTTGCAGGATAACCACGACTTTTTAACCAGTCGTTGTGTTCTTGTGAACGACAACAAGAAGTTATCTGTAATGGTTCACCCATATTCTCTCTTAAATTTATAAGACAATTTAAGAAACCTTCAGCTAAAATAATATCTTTAGATGTAGGACATTGTAATTCCTTTTCACTAAAGTATTTATTTTCGTAGTAGTTTAATGTTTGCATTATCTATTTCCTTTCTTAGTTCTTTAATTCTTTTATAAGAATTATAGAGTTGTTTATTTAATGTTTGTATTTCTTGTATGTATAAGTTTTTGTTTATCATTTTTTACTTACCTTTCATAAATACTTATAAAACAATTATACACTTTTTGTTTTTTATATGTCAAATTAAAACTACAATAGTCAAATTACTGACACATATGTGTTGTATAATTACAACACCTATTCATCATAAGTTTCTATGTAGTCTTGTATCTCTTCAGGTGTCAAAAGATTGACAAGTATTGGTGTGTCTTCACCTATATATGCACCTTCAATGTTGAAGTCTATAAATTCTCTAGCTTCATCATAAGACATATCGTCCCTTTTAACCAGTTTGGTTATCATTCTGTGCTTATCATAAATAAATACGTCCATCATACCACTGCGTGTACCTACACCTATAATACAGTCATCATAATCGTCCCATATTTTCATCACTCATTCTCCTTTTCATCAGGGTTATTATAATGATTAGGTAATATCTTATCCATTCGTTCTGTGCAATCAGATTGTATAAATACATCTGTTTGAATGTCTGGATTCCAGTGGTCATCAGTCACATCTTTTTCAGGATTTATTTTAGCTTCAGCTTCTTCTTTAGTCTTGGCTTCAACAATAAACTCTGCAAAGGTAGACTGAGTTTTAATAACTCTTATGTTCCATTGATACATTACTTATCCTCCTTATATTTAATTAACCCATCATCATCACACATATCAGCAATATCTGATGGACATTTAAAGCCATGCTTAACTAGAAGTTTTGCATCTTTTAATACATCTCTTCGTTTCTGTATCTGTAAGTGGTATGGCAACTCGCCATCCTCTGATAGACTTTCTGGTGCAAGACTACAAGATATATCTATCCAACAAACTCTTGCTTGTTCTTTGTTAGTAGGGAATGCACCTCGAACATATTCCCATCTAGGGTCGTCATTTGGAAATTTTATTTTTACTTTATTCATTATTTAGCTCCTTTGTTTTATTGAAAGTTGTCGTAGCCATTCATTGCCACCAAAAGGGAAAGCTATAAAACATTCCTGCAAAAACTCTGCGTGTTTTATACCTATGCTTTTGGTATATACAACTTCTATTGTTCTGTAATCTCCTTCATCTCTATCTCCCCCAACCAAATCTATGATTAGGTTCTCTTCATCAAACTCATCAATGTCATCTTGATGTATGAGATAGTCATTGTACTCATTGAAACCATCAATGATTTTATATTGTACTAATACTGGCATTAGTTACTCCTTTCTTTCTAAATGAAAATCAAGTATCTCACATACTTTATCTACAGTTTCACACCATATGTCTTCGTACTTTTCTTTAGTTATCCAGTTACCATTGTCTTCATCTATTTCATAAGGTGTATCACTATACATATCACCTATATGTTTATCAAACATAAGTGTGGCTAACTCACAGTACAAAGCTACATAGTCTTCAGATTTTATTATAGGTTTACTCATCTTTATATTCTCCTTCTATTGTTTGTTGCAATGGTTGTTGCATTGCAGTTAATAATATATGTTGAGCAGACGCAGTTGAAGGTGCAGTATCGTGTATGAATTGCACTGATACATCTGCTAGGGCACACGCAATATCAAAGCCATGCGTCTTTCTTTTGATGTGTTTGTTAATTACTTTCTCTAAGTCCTTAGCTACAATGTCCACATCAAACTCTGCATCTACAACTTTAGATTTCTTTTTCTTTCTAGTTTTAAAATCAATTACATCACACATAGTCATAGTCCTTTCTTTAGTTTATCTACTACTTCAGGTGTTTGTTCAACAATAGATTCTATTTGTTCATCTTGAACATTGGTAGGATTACCAAAGTTTAATTCATCATAATCCCCTGCCCAAACTTTTTCTTCAGCTTCTTCTTCAGAGTCAGCTTCTACTATGCATTGCCATTCAGCAGTAGCATAGGTTGTCACAAGATATTTTTTCATAGTTATACTCCTTTCATTTTAGTTACTGTATCATAGAATCTTGGATTCTCCAAGATAAATTCTTCACCATCTTGATAAAATGTAACCTCTTCATTATCATAGGCATCATCAATGATGAACTCGTCCACACCCATTTCAAGTAACTGATTCTCAGTCATTTGTCTGCGTGTTTCTTGTGTTACATTTATTAATATAAACTTTTTATTGTTCATAGTTTAGTCCTTTCTTTTCATAGTGTACTCGCCATACTTTACTTGAGTAAAGCTAACACTATGGTTCTCAGTTAAGTATTTGCGTAACTCTGAACCTTCATATCCTTCAGTGTCACACCATTTTTTCAAGACTGGATTATTAAAATCCATTCTTAAAATCTCTTTGGCAAATCCATTAATCATTTGCCAATCTATTTCAGTCTTTAAATATTTACCCATTACTCCTCCTTAATGTTATCGTTAATTAGTTTTAATATTCTACCAATGTTTGGGTCAGTTGATGTTATTTCTAATTCTTCAATAGAATCTTCACCAACATCTAATTCTTCCTCAATCCATTGTTGCTCTTCCTTTTTCCAATCCTTGACATCTTCCTCAGTGCCAAAGGTTACTGTTACTTCTCCATCTTCGTTAACAGTTCTTTTATATATCTTATATTGTTTAGTCATATTGTTATTCCTTTCTATGTAAACCATATTGGTCTTGGTCGTTTAGTCCAATTACAAAATGGTCGCTTGTGTTTCATATAAAAATTCTGATACGCAAGTATAGGCATATGCTCTACCTTACAATCATCAGGCATACATTGTGGCATAGGTGTAAACCCTTTGTCCATAGGTATATTTTGAGGTGACTGCATAAGGGTGTTCACTCGCCTACCCACTGCATGGAACTTACCATACCTATGTGTATACTCTTTGAGTAGACAATGTAATAGATTACATAGCCACCAGTAGTTAGTATGACTCTCTCGTACCCATTTATTACTTGGGTGATTAATGTGACTCGCTAACATAAGGTCTTTATCGTACCACATATTAGGGTGTTTCCATCTCTTGAGTCGTCTACCATTTTGTATAACAGTATACTCTTCACCATCAAGAACTCTATGAGCAGTTGATAGTAATTGTGCATACTCAATACACATCTTGACCACATGCTTGTCACAGTGTTGCTCTGCACATAGCTGTGGGTCGTCTGATAAATAAAATATATTCATATTACACCTCCACTATTTCATAGTCTTGATGTTCATTTTGAAGATATTCTAAAGCATCTTCAAGAAACTGTTCTCTCTTGAAGTAAACTCTCATATTATTACTTTCATCATACTCAATGTATTGATTGATGTCTATGTTATTTTCGTTATCGTTATCCATAATTATATTCCTTTCTTTATGGTAGTGGTAGCACTTGGTTGCTATGCCATAAGCCATACATAGCCAGACCAAATGCTAGTATTAATTTTAATAATAGTCTATCGTACATCTTACGCAAACTCCTTATACTTTTCAAGGAAGTCATAGTCCTTTTTCCATTCATCTGTACCTGCTATTAGTTCGTGATAACTTATCACATCTTTAACATAGATGTCGCCATACTCCCACGAACCATAGGTATAAGGTGAACGACTCGCAACGTACCACCTAGCATAAGGGTTTTTACTTTCATTATCTTTTGTCTGATAAGTTTTTAAAACTCTATGTTCAAAGAATGTTGCTTCATTTTTATAGATTGCATAAGGTGAGTCCACCTTTACAGTCTTACCAAATTTATTTTTTGCCATACTTTTTCTCCTTTTGTTGGTCAAAATGTTTGTCAAGTTTCTTAAAGAAACTCTCGTTAATAATGTCTGACAGTTCAGCACACACATTAGGTGGTAGGTCTGAACTGCCATATAGTTTTATGGAACTACTCATCATCAGTAACTCCACACTTGGACATAATGTATGCCCTAGCGATAGACTTATGATATTCAATCATCTCTAAGTCATTTTCGCCAAACTTATCACCCACTTGGGTCATAATAGTTTGCATAGACCAACCCCTAATCTTAGGGTCAGCTTTGCCTTGAGCCATTAGTCGCTCAATATAGTCGTGTACATATTGCATATATACTCCTTTCGTGTTGTTAATATTATATAAATAAATACTACTTCATTATATTCAGTAGTATTTTTTATATGGGTTGTTGCTCTCGTCTGAGGTCTTGGATATCTTCTTCCAATAACTCATAGAGTTTGTTTAAGAGATGTTCGCTTAGTTCTGCTTGTTCTTCAAGAGTTAATTTAAGACAAAACATATCCCAAATCTTTACGTGTATAGACTCAAAGTGGTGGTCTAAAAAATTACTATCTTCTGCGACTTCTTCAAAGTTAAACTTTGTAATTCTCTCAGATTTTTTTAGTCTGTCATTCCAATACAGAGCATTGGACATAACCTTTTGATATTCTTCTTCAATTCTGAAATCTATTTCAGACCAAAGTTCTTCTTGCATTTTTAAATGTTGATTTGACATAGTCAAACTCCTTTCTTTTTTAAATATGGTTCTCTTAACTGTTCAACTATTTCTAAAGCATCAGAAAGTTCTTCCATATTACCATTAATTGCTTCCTGTATTGCCCAATGTACAAGTTCTAATTTTTCATAAGTTGAATATATTTCTTCCACTTCAGACTTTTTAAAACACAAAGTGTTGTCGTCAGTTGGTGCGTCTTCATCTTCAATGACCACTTCAGTTCCATAATCTTTGACTATTTTACCATAAATTTCTTGGTCAATAACTTTTATTCTATCGCCTACTTGCATAGTATTTTCCTTTCTTTTTGTTATGCCACATAATATATCTGGCTTGTTTGTCTACCTACAAAATGTCTTTTTGAAAGTAGAACTTGACTAGCTTTAGCTAGTGGTTTCTTAGAGTGAGCATCAACAAAGCTACTGTACTTATAAGGATTATAAGTAGCTAATTTGATAGGCAATCTGGGTACAAACTCACTCACCCAAGTACCTACAACATATGCGTGGACATTCTTTTTTTGCTCACGCAACACTCGTTGTCTGCCTTTCTCTGACACTTTGAACTGTGCATCAAACAATGGCACACAGTTCTCGTGCTTGATTACTTTACCATAGTTCTCTTTCTCAAGAGAAACGATAGAGTAACATTTCTTATGTAAGTTATAGTAAACTTTAACTTTCATAGTATTTTCCTTTCTATCTTGGGTTAATTCTGAAGTCTTTCAACCAATCAGATAACCATAAAAGTTGTTCAAACTCACTCACCTTTGAGTGCATTATGTTATTTTTCCACAAATCCCTATTGGAATCTGCTAAATCCCAACCTATTTGCTGAAGTTCTTCAGCCATAGCTTGGAACTCAGGGTTAAGTTCTTCAAGTCTAGCTTGAATCTTTTCAACCCTTTCGTCTATGTCATCAGGTAATGCTGATGTGTATGTTATCTTTCTAGCCATATCAAACTCCTTTCAGCTAGGTTAATATAAATACTACTTCATAATATTCAGTAGTATTTAATTAAAGGGTAACTAGAAACTTGAAGTGAAGTCAGCCATTATTTAGTTATGCATAACTTAATAATCTGTTAAGTATTGCAAGTACTTTTACTCTAGTTACCTTTTAATTAAATAAAAGGTGGTGCAGTTTAATGCTTTCACATAAGGTCTGCACCTTACCTATACACATAGCATACCACCTTTCATAATGCAAGGTTTAATTTATTAAATTATCTTTCCACATCAATTCTAACTTTATTAACTTCAGTTAAGTTATCCCAATGAGGAACAAACAATCTTTTAAATTGTTTGAATAATGTTTCTATCAAAGATAGACATTCAATTTTATCATTAACTCTAACTGAGTTAACAACTTTTTTACCTTGTGTCTGTATGAGAACTTCTAATCCATTAGAACAACTCTCTTGAATTATAAATTCAACACCTTCAATGTCTATGATTGCTCTATGACAACTTGATGCAGTAGCATCAAAAGGTTGAGTTGTTAGTTTGATTTTACCATTAGTAAAGGTAGTATTACCATTACTATTGGTTTTAATCTCAGGTTTTAATGATTGTACTTTGTGTTTTGTTATTCTCAAAACAAGATTGTCAGCATATGACATAATCGTACTCCTTTGTGTTAATTAATAAATAAATATTACTTCATTATATTCAGTAATATTTTTTATTAGTGTTGGTAAATTGCAACACTCTTTGCGTTAATATTTGAACCACTACACAATACACATTGTTCGCAAGTGGTTCGCTTTCCTGCTTCCTTAGAAGCTGGACAAAGGACTTCATGCTTCGCATCAAGTTCTTCGTTCTTTTGTAGGACTCTAAAAGTCCTAAATCCTCTTGACCAAAACTGTTTGGATTCTTCATAAGAATCTGCAGACATCATGCATTGGTCAGCTCGTACATCTGCACTAGCAATCTTTGATTGGTGAGTGTAGCCAGTATGTTTCTTAGCTTTGCTAAGTAAACTGTCCCATATGTAGCTAGGTACTGCACTTGGGTCACCATAAGTACCAAGTCTTATGACTTGATTTTCGCCTAGACTTTGTATGTCTTTATGATGTTTAACTACAGAGTAGTTACCTTTCTTAAATGCTTTGTAAGTTGCCAACACTCCTTGGTATAACTTGACATAACAAGTTCTACCTTTAGCTTGTTTTCTGTCTGGGTCATTCGTAGGTGTACCCCTATGCTTACAGTTGCCACAGATTGAATAATCTGCACCAGTCTTACTGGCAAGTCTTGGGTCTATATCACTACGAATGATATAGGTCTGAGCCATATTGCCAGTCTTTTTGTTTTTACTTCCATTGAAGTAAATAACTACAATATCCTTGTTATCAATCAAAGATTGACCTTGATATATTATCGTGCCATTACTCATAAAATCTCCTATATTCTTGCCAAGTCTTCTTGGCAATTTTGATAACTATGTTATCACTTATTGACCTATTTAGTCCTAATTCTTGGACTAAAAGAACTTCAGCTATGAAGTCTTCAAGGTTATCATAATAACCTACAAGGTTATATGAAGCATCTGAAATATGCTTATAGTTTGCCAGTTTGTGGCAGATTTTACCAGTTAGCATAGCTAATCCTTTCAGTTGGTTGTTAATATTTAATAAATAAATACTTCTTCATTATATTCAGAAGTATTTTTTATTATTCAAGTCCCTTTGCCATTCCCATTCCAAAGAATGCAACAGTACAAATACCATAACCCATAAAACTATCTAAGAAACTTGTAGGTGGTTCTACGAACAATAGGCATATGCCACTTGTGATACACATAAAGAAACAGAATAAACTTATCCAAAGATAAGTTGTAGCTTTAAAATTAAACATAGTTTAAGTCCTTTCAGTTAAAGTTTAAACATAGTCCCAAAAAGGGACTATGTCAAGGGAGGAAATTATTTTTTAGGAACTAAAAGTCCTAACTTTATTGCAGTATCTATATCTTCAGAAGAAGATATAGTTACATGTTTAGTATCGCCATCAATCAAAGATTGCCATTTATTTTTCTTTGGTTGCTTAAAGCAATCAGTCATTTTAGTTTTTGACATAGTCAAATCCTTTCTCCAAAAATTTAGTTGCCAGTCTTCGTACATCTGCATCTGCATACTCGTCCAATTCTGGACGACTTCGTAAGAAGTCAAAAAGCTCATTTAACTTTTTCTGTTTGTAATGCTTCCTAGTAATAGGAAGATTTTCTGGATTGAATAAAGTCATACAAATCCTTTCAGTTGAGGTTTTGTTAGTAGTAAATAAATACTACTTCATTATATTCAGTAGTATTTTTTACTAGGTCGTGGAGTTCTCACTTGCGTTGTGCCCTCACTCATCTGCCTAGATGCAAGAGAGCAAGGGAAACAACAAGGGAGGAAACCAAGAGTAATATATATAATAAATACTACTTCATTACATTCAGTAGTATTTTTATATAACTGCATTGAAAACATTGAAGAAAATGTAGTTGATAACTACATTACATGCACTTGCGTAGCACTTACACAGACCTACACAGACCTGCACACACACTAATCGTCAAATAATTGACATAGAACAAGGGTAGAACTGTCAAGAAATTGACATAGAACGAATGTAGAACAA